CGCGGTGGCGATCACCCATTCCGAAGATGTCGGGTCGCAGTAATACACATAAAGCTGTGGGCTTTTGCTGTCGAACCACAGCTGGCCGCACTGCGGGTTCGACGGTGGCGTATCCGAGATCGTCACCGCCAGATACGACGGTATCGGCCCGCTGAATGGACCGCCGAACGGCACGCCGGTGACCTGCACCCCCATCTCGATGGTCACGCGCCTGGTGGACGACCCATCCAGTACGAACTGGCAGGTGTAGGCCAAACCGGGTGAGCCTTCCTCGACGAACACCTCAAGCTGCGTGCCACCGGACGTTACCACGGCACTCTGGATCGTCAGCGGAAACGGATCGTAGGGTATCGGACTGTCAGGCGGCGGGTAGGGTGCTTCCGACCAGCCGCTCATTCCCAGGATGACCTGCCGCGATACGATGCGGGTAATCGTCTCGCCCTCATCCAGCCACCAGGACATATCCAGGAAGTCCCGGCTGATGTCGGTGGTCTCCTTGGTAATGCGATCGACCAGCATTATTGCTTACGCCTTCCTGCTGCAAAGTACGGGTAGTTGCGCCTGCGCGATTGTTGTTGCGAGTGTAATCTCTCGGCTATGTCGCGCGCCCGGTTAAGGCCCTGACGGAACCGCTGACCGTGGTACTGGGCAAGCGACGGTGCGGACCAGGGCTTCGCCGGCATCGCGTACAGCCGCGCCAGCGTGCCGTCCAGCATGGTCTCGAACCAGGTGGTGAACAGTTCAGGCAGCGCGTTGAGTTTAACTTCGTCAAACGTATGAGGGCGCAGCGCCACGATCGCAAACCCCTGGCGCGATGCGGTGGGCGGGGCGAAGTCCACCAGCATCGCCGGCGGGTTGATCTCCCAGTCGGTAAGACCTTCGACGTGCAGCACCCACACCACCACCGTGTTCACGTCGAACGGATTGAAGTCCACCGTGGACACGCCGGGCGCCATCGACCAGTAGACTTTACTCCGGAAGTAAGTGCTGCGGATGCAGAATTCCTGCACCGCGCTCCACAACAGCATCTCGATGACCGGCAACGTGATCGCCGGCAACAGCGTCTGGATATTATCATACAGGCGCTCGACATCGGGTGCTGTCGTGGTAGCGCTCATGACTGGACGCTCAGAAGCTGGCTCACTGCCTTATTCATCATGGCGGTGGCGCGTCCGTCATCGGACCAGGTATCCTCGCGAAGCTCCGCGCGGCCCACCAGGTAATAAACGAACGCCGACCACACGCTGAGATCCAGCGGGAAGTCCATGTCCGTGGTGGTATAATAGGGCACCGGCTGGCGCAGCCCCATCGGAATGAACAGATCGGGCCGCTTGGCGCGCACCTCGGTGACGAACGTGTTGATCGCTTCCAGCATCTCAAAGTCGGAATATCGCTGCACGCCACCCGACGTGGGTATGTGATCCTGCAGCAGGGTCCTGGCCTCGTTGATCAGATCGCTGAACTTGCGTGGCATCAGCGGCCTCGCTTACCCTGCGGCAGCTTGCCCCGGTTCACCTGGCCCAGAACCTTCGTGCCCAGTTTCTTCACCGCGCTCTTACGAATTACGTATTCGCCGCGCTGAGCAGGTATCAGCCCATCGTCCTTGCCGATGCGCGGACCCGAGGTGCGCTTGATACGGCCACCGCGTGCGTAATCCTTGTAGCTGTCCATCGGTGACGTCGCACCGATCCCAGGCGACGGATCGGGTATGTCCGGCTGGTTTTTCTTATCCTTGTCGGCAGCAGCTTTAGCCTTGGAATACGCATCGTAGCCTGCCGCCGCTGCCTTGGCGCCACCCTGGATGCCCTGGCCGATGCTGTTGGTGCTCAGCGTCGGGCCGCTGTACATGCCGCTGGCTATCATGGGCGGCGCGTACAGGCCGCCCTGGTCGAAGCCGCGCATGCGGCGTGCTTTGGGCTTGGGTTTACCGGCCACGTCGCACCCCCTTTTTCAGCACCTTCTTCACCTTGCCGCCCTTGGCGAACGCAGCAGCGATACCACCGGCGCCGCCGGCACCGCCCGCCGCGCCCGCCACCAGCGAGGCGCCACCCATGATGCCCTTGCCGAGGCTGTCCTTGCTCAGTTCCTGGCCCCGGTATTCCCCGCTGGCGATCGGCTCGGGATCGAACAGGCCGCCCTGGTCGAAGCCGCGCACGCGGCGCCTGCCGGCACCTTTGGACTTGAGCTTGAGCCTACCGGCCACGCGACTTCGCCTTGGCCACCTTCTTCACCTTGCCGCCCTTGCGCATACCAGGTGGCATGCCTGGCATACCGCCCGGCATCGGACTGCCCATGCCGGCACCCGGCGCGGGCGGCGCCAGGGGCGTCGTGGGTTGGCTGGAGGCGCTGGCGGCACCAGGAGACCCGGAGACCACCCCAAGGCCGCCACCGCCCGCCCCGGCGGCGCGGCGCGGGGTCATTATGCCGGTACGGCCCTTGCCCTTGCCGAACGACGGTGTTGGTTTTCTCATTTCCGCTTGCTCCTCGCGGCCAGCTGCTTCTGGCCCGCCCTGTCCTCGGTCTTGTCGCGCCCCGTGCGCTCATAGGCGCGCAGGCCGACGCCCAGCTTCTTGGCGCCGGCCTTATCCTGCCTGATGTCTTTCGGGGAACCCTCAAACACCCGTTTCGCCATCGCACCCTCCTGCGGCTGGCCCGAAGGCCAGCCGTTACGCCGGGAGTAAGTTACCCACGTATCGCGTAGAGTTCCGTGATGGCGATGCCGTCGAGCACCTTGGCGCCATACACTTGCAGGCCCCTCAAAAGGGTGCTGAACGAACGCTCGGAGCGCATCTGCTCCAGCTTGGTGATCTGGCTGGCGAAGGTGAGCCCGTGCGGGTGGCCGGCGAATATGCGAAACGCGTTCGCCGCGCCCTCTGTTGCCGTCGGCAGCAGGTTGGAGCTGTACAACGTGAACCGGTCGATCATGCCGAGGCGGCCGTTGCGCACGAGAGATACCCCGTCGCCGGAGATCGACGCGTTGCGCAGGTCGCTCTTCTTGATCAGCGCCGCCACCCATGGCGGGATCACCAGCCAGCGCCCGGTCTCGGGGATGTTCTGCTCGTCGAGTACCGTGCCGAGGTCGACGATGCTGTCCAGCGCATTCAAGGGTGTCAACGCGACCGGCGCGCCGGCGGCGCCCAGGTTGATGTTGGTGGAGATGCGCCCCGCCGTGGCACCCTTGTTGGCCGCCACGATACCGGCATCGATCAGCGCCAGCACGGCGGTGTCGATGACGATCTTCATCTGCTCGCTGGCATCATCCGACCACATGGACAGCAGGTTGATATCCGCCTGGATCTCCATGATGTCGTCCAACGCCTCGTTGAAGTACTTGGCGTAGTCGATGGTGAAGTCGACGATGTTAGACGAGGGCCGCTCGACCAGCAGATCCTGGTTGACCTGGTAATCCCGGATCGTGATGGTCGGCTTGGTGCGGATGTGCACCACGTCGCCCTGGTTCTTGATCTCGCCCTCGTAGTCGGTGTTGGCGATGGCCGCGAGCACCGTGGCGGAATAGAACTTCTCGATCAGCTTGCCTGACCAGATCTCCGGGATGAACGTGCCGTGGTAAGCAGGTGTTTGATTAGTGCCGACCCATGGGGTCGCAGCAATGGTAATGGCCATCTGAGGCCGCTCCTTTCACGCATGTTGATCATGACTGACGGAAGCGTCCTTCGGCGGGAGCGTTGATGATGTCCTGTTCGATGCGCGCGGCTTCTGCCTCACGCCCGTTCCATTGACCACGCTGCTTCTGCCGGTAGAACGCCGATACATCGGCCGCCGTCCAGATGCGTCGCTCAGGAGCGCCAGGCGCCGGTGACGAGACACTGCGGCCTCGCCCAGGCACTGCCAGATCCGCGAGGGGCAGCCGGTCCGCAGGGTTTTCACCTGTCTGGTTCGGCTGTGTCCCCGGCGTCGGGCTCACCATGGTCTGCTCGTTCTTGTACGCTTGGAAAAAGGCGATAGTACGCGAGGCATCCCCCGCGTTGTAGGCTTCATCGATCATCTGCTTGCGCTTCCGACCGCTGAACATATCCATCTGGTCGAGCCAGAGGATAAAGTTGGGATCGACGTTGACCGTCTCCCAATCCGGCACCGCGCGCGACAACGCATTGTTCACGCTGTTCTGCGCGGTATAATTCTGGAGCTGCTGGTTACCGCCCTCGACGCTGAGCAGCCGGCGCTCGAATTCCTGAATGATCGGCGCCACGGCAGCCGTCGACCAGCGTTGCGATGCGGTGATCAGGTCCTGGCCGTACGCCTCCACGTCCTCGGAAGGTATCTCGCGCACGGCGGGAACTTGCGGGCGCGGTTGCGGCGCGGGTGTTTCGAACGTCTGTTCGCGGGTACGCGGCGCCTGGATGTTCGCCAGGATCTCCTGCAGGGATCTTATCTGGCCGCGCAGTTCGGGCAGCTCGGTGTTGTACTTGCCCTGCAGGGTATTATACCGCTGCTCCCAGTCGGCTGGAGACGGACCGGGAGCAGCGGCCGGCGCAGGCTGCCTGTCCTGCTCCGGCGGCGTCAGCTCGAACTGAGGTTCGTCCTGACGCGGCTCGTTTACGTCGGGAGTAACGTCCTCGCCGTTGGCGGGCGGCACGTTGGCCACGCCCGCCTCACGCGCGAGCTCATCGGCGCGCTGCGATGCGCGACGCACCGCATCGGGTATGTGCGGTGCATACTGGTCGTTGTTGGCTACGACATCACTCGGCATAGGCGGCTGCCTTTGAATTCCTCGGCGCCGGCGGCTTCACCTGCGAGATGGGCACGCCGGTGTAGGCCGACTGCAGCGCCTCCCAGAGATCATACATGCCCCTGGCGTAAGCCGTGGCGTCCATGCGCATCTCAACCGGCGATCCCACCGCACCGATCATGCGTGCCTGCGCGAGCAGGCCGAGCGCCGTCAGCAACTTCTCGAACTCCGCGTTATTGCGCAGCTCCTGCGTCGCGTTCACCGCTGCGGTTCCCATGTTGATCGACACCAGGTCACTCCGTATCAGGGTTCTTCATCGAGTAGTCGCCCGCCGGCCCCGGCGTGCCCATCTTGCCCGGGCCCAGGCCGCCGCGTATCCGCCGCATCTGGCCGGTGCCGCCCCGGATCATCTTGAGCGGGCTGGCGCCCGAGATACCGGAGCCGGAATTCTTCCCATAGTGACCCATGGTCCGCGAGAACGGATCGCCCTGCGTGATGGTGGATTTGATCCCGGCATGCGGCGAGTGCAGGTTCTGTTGCGTGGAGTTTTTCCCCATCGACGGCTGCTTCACGCCGCCGGGCGCGCTGAAAGGCGTCGCGGCAGGTCCGCCGCCGGCACCCCCGCCGGCGGCAAACAGGGTGCCACCAACCCCAGGTCCTATGGCCATGATCTTGTCATCTCCGCTTACCTGCGATGACGGTTAAACACCGTTCACGCCGAAGGTGCTGGCGCCGCACTTTTCCGGATTCCAGTCGGTGGAGCGGACGCTCTTGCCCTTGGGATAGCTGCGCGAGCTGCCGGTGGGACCGGACTTCTCGCCGCCGGAACCGCCACCCGATGCCTTCATCGAAGCGCCGGAGCTGATCTGGGAACCCTTCTCGTCGTCCTTGGAATACGTCTGCCGCTGGTCAGCCATTTGGAACTCCTCTGCTTGGTGCGAACGCGTTTACCGGCTGTGCGAAGTCGGCGTGCCGGGCCGGCGTCGGACTAGGTGCCTGTCTACCTTGCGCCTGGGCGGCAGGCCCAGGGCCCTGACCCCCGGAACCTGCCTGTCCAGCGGGCTGCTGGCCTCCCTGTTTACCCTGTATCGGCCCATCGGCACCCGCCGGATTTAACCCCTGCCCCTGCGCATGCGCCACCAGCGCCTGCCCGGCCGCCTGCAGGCGCTTCTGGGCGTCGATCTGGGACTGCAGGGTCTGATCGTCGGGCACGATGTCGTCGGGCATGCCCATGCCCTTGGAGACCGCGCGCAGCAACCTGGCGCGACCGATCTCGCCGATGATCGGCGCGTCTATGGGGTTGGCGGTGATCTGCAAGAACTGCAGCTGTTTCTGCCGCTCGGTATCCTGCTGCGCCTGCACCTCGGAACCCTTGACCCGGATCTGCTCCTCGCCGGTGAGGATACCCGAGGTATCCGTCAGCATGATCATGTCGTAGAGCCCCTCAAGCACCGGCTCCATCACGTCGGTATCTATGTTTGCCGCTACGGTCTGAAGTACTTTCGCGGCGTTGTTCATCAGCATGGAGAGCCCCGACGCGGTGCGCCCCGCGCCTCCGGACAGACTTTCTCCCGTCAGGTACCGTGGGATCGCCGACTGTTCGTCGGCCATGGTGTTCATGGAATTTATGACGAGAAGAAGCTCCTGCACGTTGGACTGCGGCTGAAAAAACGAAATCGGCTCGCGTTGATTACCTAATGGGTCGCCCTGCACATGCCAGCGTTTCCAGGGGTATAATTCGTCCCCCGATTCGGTCGGCGAGACCATCTCGTCGTTGATCACCACCTGCGGGCCGGAGGATATGCTCAGGTTGTTGACCAGCGACCGGTAAGCAGCGTTGGCGACCTCCTGGATGTCCTCCAGGATGTCCGGCAGCGCATGGCCGGCGACGGTGCCGGGGACCTTCTCGAAACTGGTGAGGTAATAGGGATGACGCTGGCGGGGACTCGGGTTGATCATGGTCTTCAGAGTATGCCTGCCGACCACCCAGGACTGGATCATGTATTCGCGGTCCGAGTCCGGGACGAGCTTCGGATTCACCCCCTGGTCTAAAAGGGTCTCGCCCTGCACACAGCCGTGAAACTCGATGCCCTCGATATACTGCGACCGGTTAAGCGAAGGATCCTCGCGGCCCTCGTTGATCGCCTGCTCGGGATCCGGCGCGTCCAGCCACTCGCGCAAGCCGTGCGCGTAGTCGTCCAGCGCCGCGCGCACCGCCGCCTCGTTGTACCCCGGCACGCCGATCAGGTCGTTCAGGTCCGCGCGCGTGTAACGCTTGCGCTCCAGTATCGCGGCATCCGCGAGCCGCGAAGCGCCGGGTGACCAGTAGACATCGAACGGGTTCACCCGCTCCCAGAACATGGTGGGCTTGAGCTGCATGCTCGGCTGGC